TTCTGGGTGCGCACGATGGCGTTGGCAGTGCGTACTGGATTATCGTCTCCGGCGTTTCACCGAACGGCACACGGGGTGAATGGCAGGCGGCCGCCTGACAGAGGGGCCGTCCCCTCTATGTAACCAATAATCAGCAAATGCAAAAAGCAAAATAACAAAAGATAAAAATTACGGACTTGTAGCGCAAGGCGGCGGTTCCTGTTCCCTGGTTGTCCGTTGGCAATCTGAACAATGGCTCGATTTACGGCCTCTGGATTCTGAATGCGAACAATGGCGTTGGCAATGCGAACTGGAATATCGTCTCCGGATTTTCTTGAAAAATTATTTGATATTTGCGCTACATTTCGCTCTGCGGGACGGAGCCTGCTTCGGCAGCGTGGGGCATCACCGAAATTTGATTGAAGCCGAATCTTGTGTTCGGGAGCTTAGGAGCCTGGCACAAGAACCATAGATGCAGTAGATCTATGCGTGGGGTGAGTAGAAAAACCGAAAACCCCTTATATCAAGAAACGAATGAAACGGTATTGCAAGAATATAAAATTAGATCAGATCTTTATAGTCTCCTGTATATATGAATGTCTAAGCGATAAATGGAATCGTATGGACACGGCCAGATTCCTGGCGAACTATACAGATATTGTTACGGCCAGACAGATACATGAGATTATAAAAAGTAACCATAAAGATTGGCTACATAATTTAGTCTGCACAGCTGCGGCAGGACTGGAAATGGAAATAAAACTCCGCAAGGTATCTTTTGATCCGATTAAGACAAGCGCACGCTTGGATGGAAATTCTGGAAAGGTGAGAGATATTGGAGTTGAGTGCATTAAACAGCAGATATATGACTATGTAGCCACAAACGGATTGAGAGAACTATTTGAAAGAAAAGTAGGAACTTATCAATGCGCAAGTATTCCAGGAAGAGGACAGGTTTATGGAAAGACAGCAATTGAGAACTGGATCCGTAAGAATCCGGGCAAGACCAGAATAGCAGCAAAGGGAGACGTCCGGAAGTGTTATCCATCCATTAACAGGAGAAAACTGAAAAGAATGTTAGAGAAGCAGGTCAAAAATGAGGACCTACTTTATTTGACTTTTGTTTTGATTGACTCATTCGATCAGGGACTGTCGATCGGATCATATTTAAGCCAGTGGTTATGCAATTACTATCTCAGCGCTGCTTATCATTATGCAGCTGAAAAACTGTTCAAACGAAAGAAGCACAGAGACGGCAGTGCCGAAGAGATACGTCTGATTAATCATGTATTGTTTTATATGGACGACTTCCTGCTGATCGGAAGCAGAAAAGCGGATGTCAGAAAAGCTATGCAGCTGCTTATTAAGTACATGAATGAATATTTAGATCTGATAGTAAAACCGAATTGGAAACTGTTTCAGATTGACTGGATAGATAAGAACGGAAAACATCATGGAGAGCCTATTGACATGATGGGGTTCAAAATATACCGGGACCACACAGAAGTAAGAAGAAGCATTTTTCTAAGAGGACGCAGAGCTTTTATAAAAGCTGGCGAATATGTAGAGAAAGGCAAACTGATACCTCTGACTCTGGCGTACCGTTGCATAGCATATTACGGATGGTTCAAACATTCTGACTCTGAATATTTCAGAGAGAAATATAACGTAGACAAGATATTTGAGAAAGCGAAAAGGAGGGTGAGCCGTGAAAGCAAGATTTACAGAAAAACAGAACCCTGTAACCTGGAATACGCTGCCTGACGGAAAAGTAGATGTAATGATCTGCCTGAATGAAAATACCGTAACAGAGACTTATTCAGGTGGAGATCCGGAGAATCCGGAACACATCGAACAGACAGTGTATGAATATGATTTCAACCAGTTCCGGGAAGACCAGAAAAAGATTTCAGAGGAGACTGTAAGAGCGTCCCCAGGAAAATATTTGAAATACATTCCAGCAACAGAAAAAAGCACAGAACAGTTATTGGCAGAGCAGTCCGAACAGATTGAGATGTTAAAAGACTGTTTGCTGGAAATGAGTGAACAGGTTTATGCGTAGAAACTTAATTATAATGCTATTGAGCAAAGGAGACAAAGAAATGATGGCGAAGTTATGGGCTACTGAAATTTTAAGCAAAGATACTATTGAAGAAGCAAAAGAGGAGTACAACAGAGTACCGAGACTCTTAAAAGAAAAAGTAAAAAAATTACTCATTGATGCAGGTATGGAGGAAATCGTTGAAGAATGACAAAGCTGCAGATCATAAGCAGACTCTGGTCAACGATTTACGATTTGAAGTTAAAACAGAAATCAGAGGCGGAGATTGACCAAGATCTTGATATTCTGGAATATGAATGTCGTAAATATGCAGATGTAGACGACGAGGAAATAGAGATGGACAATGAAGTAATTACACGGGCAGAGCATGAGGAGTTCAGAAAACGAATAGAAGCAGAAGACAATCGCCAAAATAGACGCATTGAAATCATGGAGAATAGCGTCCAGCAGCTCCAGGAGTTAGTTGCTTCGGTTCAGACACTTGCAACAAACATGGAAAACATGGTAAAGGAGCAGGGACAACAGAGCGCCAGACTGGAAGCACTGGAAGCGAGGGACGGGGAAAAGTGGCGGACAGTAACAAGTTACTTATTAACAGCAGTGTTAGGCATTGCAATTGGAATTATTGCAAAACAGTTCGGATTATAAGGAGGACAAAATGCTTGAGAATTGTGTATTTAAACCGAGCGTAGATACCGTGAAATGGTGGAAGAAAGCAGGAATCAGAGCAGTTAAGACAATGGCACAGACTGCGGTGGGCGTGATCGGCGCCGGAAGCGTGATTTCTGCGGTGGATTGGAAGATGGTTGTTTCTTCTGCAGTGGTGGCTGGAGTTGTCAGCTTGCTCACAAGCGTCGCAGGAATCCCGGAAGTATCAGCAGACGAAAACTTGTTTTCTGACGGAACAAAATAATTTTGCACAGCCCGGTATAATGCCGGGCTTTTTTCTGGAGGTAAATATGGAAATCAAAGGAATTGACGTTTCCGCCTGGCAGGAAAATATTAATTGGGATACCGTTGCAGATTATGGAATGGGGTTCGCGATTCTCCGGATCACAGAGAACGGAAATGTTACGGACAAATATTTTGAAAAAAATTATACGGAGTGCCAGAGACACAATATTCCAATGGGAGTATACAAATATTCTTACGCAATGACAGTTTCAGAGATTGAGTCAGAAGCAAAAAAAGTTGTTGCGGTGCTTGCAGGAAGAAAACTACAGTTCCCGGTGTGGTTAGACCTGGAGTGGAACAACCAGCGTGTGCTTGGATCAGAAAGCATTCATAAACTGGCAGAAGCATTCGAGAAAATTATCATTGCGGCCGGATATCGGTTTGGAATCTATTGTAATGTAGACTGGTATGAAAATGTAATTTGCTCACATTTAAAAAAATATGATTTCTGGATAGCACGTTATCCAGCATCAGATAACGGTACCTTACAGGAACGACTCCGGCCGGACTTTGGTGTGGGCTGGCAGTATTCCAGCAAAGCAAAGATACCAGGCATCAGCGGAACTGTAGATAGAAATATATTCTATAAAGATTATGCAGAAAGCAAAAAGCGGGAGGAAGGAACAGACGTGGACAAGACAATTGAAAAAGTTATTCTAATTGCGAAAAATGAAGAAGGCTATCTGGAGAAAAAGTCAAATAGCCAGCTTGATAGTAAAACAGCAAACGCAGGCTCTGCAAACTTCACGAAATATTGGAGAGATGTTTTGCCAGAATGGAATGGATCATACTGGTGTGCCGTATTTATTGCCTGGTGCTTTATGAAAGCATTTGGGCTGGAAACCGCAAAGAAACTTTTAAAACATTGGCCATATGTGTATTGTCCGGATATGCAGAGATATTTCAAGTTGAACGCAAACCCAAAAGTCGGAGATATTGTCATATTCTGGAACAGTAAGAAAAAAGAGTTTGTACATACTGGACTTGTTACGGCGGTAATCGGAGATCGATTTTATACGATTGAGGGGAACACGTCAGGAGCTTCCAACGTTATTGCCAATGGCGGAGGCGTATGCGCAAAGAGCTATTTAAACAGTCAACTCCCAGGAACAAAATTCTGTACACCAGATTACAGTATTGTTAATGGAGAGACAAACAACACAAAGGAAAATACTAGCACAGTAACAGGAGGTAAATACATGTTTGAACCGGAAACAGTACAGTTAGGAAGCGCAGGAACATCCGTATTGCTTTTGCAGGAAATTCTTGTCGCAAGAGGATTCAAAGGAAGAAACAGCAAAGTTCTTGACCTTGACAGAGAAGCTGGGGACAATACTATTTATGCACTTAAAGCATACCAGAAATCAAGAAACGGAGCCTTGGAAGTAGATGGAGTATGCGGACCGGCAACATGGAAAGATCTTATTGCTATCTGATTTAATAAAATAGTGTTATAAATTAGTAGTAGTAACTGATAGCAACCCACAGGCTACTATCAGTTACTACTACAAAAAGGTCATAAAAAAATGACCTTTAAATTCTTGTGATCGTCAATCTGGATTTCTTTAATGACTGATCTCCAGAGCTGACGGCGTTCGGCTGGTTCCAATGTCTGATATATAGATTCCAGATCCATCTTTAAGAGCTTCCGGATTGGAGCCAGATCTTTCTGCTCCTGGTTACGTGGGATATTCTCCAATTCTTTTATATATTTCTCTTTATCTCTTTTTAGTTCATCCATAGTAATTATGTCATTTATGTACAGATCTTTCAACTTATCAATTTTTCTCAGGAGTGCTGATCTCCGGGAATCATAATCAATCACTTTAGCACTTGTAATTTCATATTCTGCAATATGCTCCTGCAGGAGAGGCTTGATATTTGCAATCAGGTACCTTTCTATACATGATTCGAACACAACTTTGCGATTACTGCAACGCTTGCTTGGATAGGCGCCATGACATTTGTAGAGAGGATATTTGTAAAAGCCACCAGTCTTTTTCTTTATTTTTCGTGTAGCGCCGGAAAATGAATGACCGCAGTGAGCGCAGCGGAGTAAACCACTAAATATATAGTTATATTTCTGACTGATTTTGACATTAATAGCAAGCAGCTCCTGTACACGCTCAAACAGATCCAATGGAATGATGGCAGGACAATAATGATCGTTATCCCGGAACACACCAATATATTTTTTATTTTTTAAGATTGCAGTTTTGAGATTGCTTTGAGTCATAACGATACCCATATCAGATTCCAGATGCGTGATTGTCTGGTTCAGGGAATTGCAAGCAGCATAAAACTGGAAGATATGCAGCACCTTTTCAGCGTCCTGATTAGGTACAAGATGTTTGTTTTCAATGGAAAATCCGAGAGGTGCTTTTCCGGCCAGAACTTCACCCTGCCGGTATTTATAGTCAAACACATCCCGGATCCGGACAGAATCGTTCTCTGCTTCCAGCTCTGCAAAGGTCATAGACTGTGCGACGAAAGCCCGGCCATGCGGTGTGGTCGTATCAAAGTACGGCTGATCGACAGCGAGCCAGTCGCAATGATTCGCTTCGAGAATCGCCTGCGTATTCAGATAGTGTCGCAGGCTGCGGAACCAGCGGTCGAGTTTAGTGAAAATAATCAGATTCACGCGTCCGAGCCGGACATCATCAAGCAACTGCTCAAAATCTCCACGTTTGATTTTCCTGCCGGAGATTCCATCATCAATATAGGTTCCGGCCAGAACCATGTTTTCTTTGGATGCAATATAGGCTTTGCAGGTAGAGAGCTGTTCATCAATACTGTCTCCCTTTTTCGCCTGTCGGTCTGTGGAGACACGTACATATATAGCAACATTTGTTATACTCATAGTATCACTCCTTAAAAAATGGGTATAAAAAATACACCTATGCAGGCGTATCAGTTCGTGCTATAATTCTAATTGTCTGGAAAAGAATTGTAGCATCAACTGATAGCTGCAGAGTTTTCTCGAAGTCGTCCTGGTGCGCCAACACTGGGGCGATTTTTATTTATCTATAACATTTCTTGCACGCATCATATCCGCGCGCTTTGGCTTCACTGATCGTCACTCTGTACGGATTATTCATTTTACTGCAGTCTTTACTGAGATGATATTTTTTTCCTGTATCGCAGATCCATACATAGGTTCCTAGAGGAGCCTTCTTTGCAATTACTTTGATTTTGTAAGTCCATTTTACAGATTTATATTTGCCTGTAACAACAACAGAACCTTTTGACTTGGCAGTGATAACTCCTTTGGAGCTTACGGTAGCAATTTTGGGATTGCTACTTTTGTAAGTCATTTTAACCGGAGCTTTAATGGCTTTCTTTTGGTTCACAACCATAGTAATAGATTTGGTTTGATTTGCGACATTTTTGGTTGCTGCCTGAACGGGAACTGTAAAGAGAGACAATATCATAACCATAGAAAGAATCAAAGACAATAATTTCTTTTTCTTGTTCATGTTCGTTCCACCCCTAGATAATTATTTGTCGGACAGTAATTTAGCGATTCTGTCAAGCTGACGAATGATAATAAAATTCTGTTCAAGGACTGCACGCTGATAGTTCATAATATTTTTCTGAATATCACGATCACTTCCGGCACCCAAAGAGATTCCAAGCTCTGTAAGACCGGTACCACTTAGTTCATTAAGAATACTTTTGACAGATTCAATATCATTAGGATCTTTTAAATTTTCCATTCCGAATTTACGGAGAGCTGCAAGATCCTTTTCTGCCTGTTTTGCCTCGGCTTCTGCCTGCTTACGGGCTTTCTTTTCTTCTTTGGTTTCACCACTATTATTAAAAAGACCCATCATTTATACCTCCTTGATTGGAAAAACTTACCGGTAGTATTATGATGAGTTTCCCTCTTATAATGTTTCCTGCACCCAGCTGTTACTTACTAACGGGAAGGTGTGGAAACAATGGTGAAAAGAAAATACATACATTACGGCAACTGCAAAATATACGCTTTGTATTATCACAGCAACAATACTATATATATTAATCTTGACTTTAATGGGGGAACTCAAATCATAATACTTAAATAAATAGTTAGTTGCAGCTGGGTGTTTTATTATCCAGCATTTGTTTTTTCATCACCTGTAACAGGTGGGTGCATAATTTCTAATTCTTCTGGGCTGTCTGGAGCACCACCAGCACCCATAAGATTCTCTTTAAAGTGATTCAGGATCTGTCTCCGGATCGCTGGATCGATTTCAAAATAAGTCTTAATGATTTCCTTTTCAAGATCTGTCGCATTATGCTGCGCAGCAAATTCATCAAGACTGAATGTCTCTGACTCTATAAACATGGAGCCAACGCCATCTCTGAGCCATTTTTCATCAATATTAAATTCACGACAAATAGCTTTTATATTTGATTCTGTAAGATCATTAACGCCGGTTTCAACTTGACTGAGAGAACTCTTTTTCAGACCAATTTTGGCGCCGAACTTTTCAAGTGTGAGACCGAGAGTTTTACGTGCTATTCTAACACGTTCACCGCGAGTCATGTGTTCACCTCCTTTTTATTATAAAAATAGCATAGCACTGAAAAAACGGAATGTCAACGGAAAAAGTTTTTTAAACGAACAAAAATGACTTGACAAAATTCTTTGAAACAACTATCATGTTTTTAGAACGAACAAAAGAAAGGGGATGCGGAATGTTGGAGAGACCCAGGCGAAGAGTTGGAGGAATAGACGAATTTATGATCCAACGAACAGCAAGGCAGATTTTAAAAGAAATGCAGGAGTGCGGATGGACTCAGGGAGAGGCTGAGTTACTTCCGAAGTATTTAGAATCTGCGATAAAACAAAATAGCGAACGGATCAGAAAACTGAAACCATTCGCTATTTGCGAGATTACAGAAGAATCTCCTTGACTTCTGAAACGGTTCTGTCGTAGTTAGCGGCAATCATTTCAAGAGTCATTTCGGTATCATCAGGGTGCAGTTCCTTATGAATACTGTAAAGTAGAGCAATATTATGAATTGCAATTTCTTTTTCGCTCATGTAGTGGTCTCCTTTCTTTAGTTTTCAGTCTCTGGTACAGACTGATAGCTAAAGTATAGGAGAGAAGAAAGAAAAGTACAAGCCGAAACGGAGGAGCACAACATAAATGGCAATCACAAGAAAGGTAGATACGGATGTATATTGCGATATTTGCGGCAAATGGGTTATGGGCTGGACATCCAATAATGACGGAGTTAGCAGGGCATGGGCTGCTAAGTATGCGAGAAAGAAAGGATGCACAGTTGGAAAGAAAATCATCTGTAAAGAGTGCAGGATAGAGAAGCGGATCCAGACATGCAGCATACAGCAAAAGATTGGAAGTGCAGGAAGAGACAGCGATGGAACCTGCATGGGATTCGGAGGTGAAGTATCAGATGAACCACTGGAAAAGTGTAAACAGTGTATAGCATGTACATCATACCAATGGAAAGAAGAATAGCCGAAACGGTCAACAATGACCGTCTGGACACGATGGCAACGTGTTCACTGATGAGGTAAGCCAGAAAGGGGCGAAAGATATGTCACAGAAGAATATGGAAGTAATGTTAAGCATGGAAGACAAAGCCGAAGCCGAAGAACTGACAGCGTTTCTGCAGTCTGTAAACATCACAAAGCAGACACTGATGGATACATTCCTGAAAGGCGTCAAGGTGGGTGCAAGCATGTCGGCTCAGAAAAAGCCGGCATAAGGGAGGGACGACCTTGATTGAAAGATGGAAAGATATTCCAGGATATGACGGCAAATACCAGGCGAGCACAGAGGGGAACATCCGGAGAACTTTGAAATCCGGACAGTTTCGCAGCATGACTCCCTATCACAAAAAAATGAAAGGGAGTCAGCGCCTGGTTGTGAAGCTCACAAAAGACGGAAAAGCGAAAGAGGAGATAGTTCTCTCCCTGATTGCAAGGACGTTTTTAGGACCTGTTCCTGACGGTGCGGTTCCGTATCATAAGAACGGAATGCAGTCTGAGAATCACATAAACAATATAGCATACATACCCAGACAGGAACTTGGAAAGCTGACCGGTTACAGTTCCAGAAATAAAATAGTCGTGAAATTGGACAGTTGCGGACAGGATGTGGAATATTACAGATCTGCGAGAGAAGCAGCGAAAAAGAATTTTTTGAGTCGACAAGCTATCACTGATCGTTGTAACGGGAAAACAAAACGCGGACCGGCTCCGGATGGATACGAATATGCCTGGGACAACAGCGAAGCAAGCCGACGCAAAGCAATAAGACGCCTGGAGCTGGCTGGCGGATATACACCAATGCCGACAGCTCCTGCAGTAGAATTTGAGTTTTAGGAGGGGGAAGAAGATGGAAACGCAAGGAACATTCAATACGGCAAGATTTTACGAAACCCTTGCCATGATCCTCTCAAAGAAGCATGGCGTTGAGATCACCGTAAAGGTGAAAGAAAAGCCAAAGAAAGAGGAAACAGCATAAGGAGGCAGAAATGGAACGAAAAGTAATCACATCAATGCTGACAGGGTATCTGATCTCAATGCTGCCGGTTTGGGAGATCGGCAGCAGGATCCAGGCGATTATGCTTACGCTTGCGATAAGCGTGTGCGCATTCATATTCATGCTCTGGATTGAAGATATATTCGAGAACATAAAAAAGACTCTCACGTTGGCAGACGTGGGAGCCAAAAAGAAAAAACAACTTTTGTAAATAGTATAAGGAACCTGAAAAGAAATGTCAAGGAGGATTATATGCTTAAAAGTGATTTTAATGGATATGAAGAGTTTATGAAGAAAATAGGAGAAGCAACAAAGGAGGCTGGAAGCGGTGAGCTGCTTAAACTGGTGTTTGAAAGACAAACAATGTGGTTGAACAAAATTGCAGACGCTATTTTTCCAACACCAGACGGAGATATGCCGTTTATTATCAATGCGCTTGAGATAATCGCAAAAGATATGCGAAAGGATAATCCGGAAACAGAATTAGTTGTAGCGCACTTCAGAGAGGCAATGGAGTTCGAGGCACACCACATTGATGCTCCAGGGAATATGACGGAAGCAGCAGCGAAAACATATTGTGAAGTCAAGAAAAAACAGCACGGTATTATGTAAACTAAATGAGCTGACATACATGCAACAAATGTCAGCTCAGAATCATGTGTAACGATCTTTATATCATTGTAATGCCGGATCCTTGAAAACTCAAAAAAGCAAGCCTGAAAGCAGGGGAGAGAAACCCCTGTTGCAAACTTGCTAGAAGTATTAGAGATGGATTCAAAAGGGGACTTATATGAGTTACAAAAGTATGAGAATGAGGTTCCGGAATGTCACAGAGGTGTATGAGTATCATACAGCAAGGTATGGAGCGCCGGAACAGAAGAGGCAGGAGAAGAAGAAAGCCACCCCGGAACAGATGAAGAAGAGGAACCAGTATAACCGGGAGAGGCTGGCAAGGTGGAAACTCCGGAACAACTTTGACGTGGATGATTATTTTTCAAGATTATCCTATGCGATAGACAAGAGACCGGTATCCATGGAAGCAGCAAAGGAAGACTGGAAAGCATTCCTGCAGGTTCTCCGGAGAGAATACAAGAAACGGGGAGCAGAGCTGAAATGGATGCGAAACATTGAGGTGGGAACCAAAGGAGCCTGGCACATGCACATCATAGTGAACAGGATCCCGGACACCGACATCATTTTACGAAAGGCGTGGCCGCATGGACAGGTGGAGAACAAACTCATGTACGAAAAGGGTGAGTTTGCTGATCTGGCAGCGTACATAACAAAGACACCGGATACGGAGCCGAGGTTGAGGGAGGCGAGTTATTCAGCGTCGAGGAACCTGCCAATTCCGGAGCCGGATGAAAAAGTGCATAAGCACTGGGAGACATGGGGAAAAGTCAGAATCCCGAAAGGGTGGGAAGTGGAAAAAGACTCTTTTCACGAAGACATCAACAGCGTGACCGGTCAACCATACCGCACATATACACTGATCCGCACGAAGAGACTGCCAAAGAAGCAGGAACAGAAAAAGAAAGTAAAGAAAAAGAGGGAATAAGGGCATGAAAGTAAATATATATCTGGAGACGGACAAGCAAAACCAGGAATGCACCTGGCGAAAATACGGATATGTACTTGAAGCCATGGCCGGAAGATGCATACCAGTAACCCGTGTAGGGTTCGGATCAGCAGAGGGAACATATCACAAGTGCAATCTGCAGGCGCTAGAAGAAGCTCTTGTACGATTCCACAAAGAATGTGAGGTATGCGTATATACAAAAGACGCGTTTGTTGCAGCACGGATCCTGAAAATAGATGAAATGGCAGCAACAGATTTTAAAGATACAAAAGGCAAACCGATAAAGAACGCTAAGGAATGGGAGAGTATCTGCAGAAAGATAAAAGAGTGCAGCATCGTGATATCCTCTCACTCTGGAAAGCACACATACTCCGTATGGATGCAGGAGGAAATGAAAAAAGATGGAGGAGATATGGGGAAAGGGATGGAGCCTGAGACCAGAACAGAACCCGGCTGACATGGAATACATAGGCACGATCACTAGATCAGGATATAAATTCACGTATTACAAAGACCAGAAAGGAGGAATTTATTTTGACAGCGAGCCAGAGAACGGCAAACCCGAATGGATGCACCGAGCCGACGAAGAAAGAGGACGACGGAATAGACACAAACATTGAAGCTCTGGAAGAATACATCTGCGACAATATCTGCAGATACAGAGCTGATAATTTGAGCCAGGAGGAACTGGATTATTTCTGTCATCATTGCGAGTTGCAGAAGCATACAGACGGGATCAAGGCAGAATATGACAAGATCAATCACTTTGACCATAGCCAGGCCATGAAACTCATGGATCGGTACAAACACATTGTACTCTGCGAAGAATGTGAGTACAGATATTACTCAGAACCAGAAAACATAGGCTATTGTCAGTACGTAGAGGGAATATGCAGAAAACTGAAACCAGGAGACGGATGTAGCTGCGGAAAAAGAAAAGAATAACAACAAGAAAAGGGGAAAATTATGAGAACAGTAGCGGTTATTAACTTAAAAGGCGGAGTGGCTAAGACGATCACATCAAACAGCATTGCGTACATCCTTGCAAACCAGGGATACAGAGTGCTCCTGCTTGACAACGATAAGCAAGGGGATGCATCGAGAGGATTGAACCGACGCACCCAGGATGGAGAGGGCATTGACAGGATCATGACGACGCGGCATCCGGAAGACTGGATGCACAAGCTCATCAAAAAAACAGATTTTGAGAATCTGGACGTGCTTCCGGCAAACATGCGTCTGCTTACAGCAAATCAGACGGTCATGCTGGATCAGACACGCCCGCAGCAGTATCGTATCAAGAACGCACTCGAATGTGTCAAGGATCTGTATGATTTCTGCATCATTGACAACGCACCGGATATTAATATCTCCACGATCAATGCGCTGACAGCGTGCAATGATGTATTGATTCCTGTCGAAATCGACGACAACACCGGAGAGGGACTACCGGAGCTTGTCAATCAGATCCGGCATACGCGAGAGGACCTGAACGAAGATCTTGAGAATTATTGGATCTTTATCACGAAATACGACAGAAGAAACGAAGCGCAGCGACAAGGGCTGGAGCTGATCCAGGCAGCAGAATACCCGATGTTAAAAACACGTATCAGATATTCCAGAAAAGTATCAGAGTGTACATACGCGAGAATCCCGATTCCGAAGTACTCACCGAGATCTTTAGCTGCAAAGGACTATGAGGACCTTGTAACAGAGTATATTGCAGAGCTGAACATATCAGGAGGTGAGGAGTAATGGCTTTTAACCTTGCCGATATGGTTGCGAAACGCCCGAAACAGATACAGGAAGAAAACTCAAGTGATACGGTATACAGAGACGTGTTCAAATTGGTTCCGTCAAAAGCGAATTTTTACGGAGTGAAACCAGAGAAACTGCAGGGATTGAAAAACTCTATACTGTTGTTCGGAGTGATGCAGGATGTCCTGATCGAAGAGAGGGACGGAGAGGATTACATAATTTCCGGACACTGCCGGACAATGTGCTGCAGGATGCTGGTAGAGGAGGGGCATGAAGAGTTCCGAAAGATCAATTGCAAATATACAAAAGTAAAAGATAATGCACGTAAGAATTTGATTGAGGAAAGCTGCATTGACGGTTCGGCAACAAGGGAAAATGACGACGCAATATCAAAGTTGCTTGAACGCCTGTCTGTTATCCAGGCGAACCGGTTTAGAGATAAATCGGACTGGGAGAAGATGCGAGAGGCCCTGGATACCGAGGAGATCATAAAAGAACTGAAAAACCTTGCTGGACTGAAAGGCAAAACAAGAGACATCGTAAGAGAAACGATCGGCGTATCCGGAACACAGATGGAAAGATACCACGCAGTCCAGAAAAGACTCAGTGCTGAATGGATGGCAGAGTTTGAGGCGGAGAAGATCAACATCACCGTGGCCCGTGAGCTTGCTGATCTGGATGAAAAATACCAGAAGCAGGCTATGGAGCACTACATGGAGCACGACATCATAACGCAAGCGGAAGTAAGAGCTTTTAAGAAACTCCAGGAAGACAACAGAGACATTCCGGGACAGTTCACACTTGCACAGGCAACCGGGCAGCAGAGACCGCCAGAGAATGAGACACCGGTACAACCAGAATTGCAGATAGAGCGACTGTTTGAAGCACTGAACAAAGGCGAGAGAGAAAGAGTTATCAAATGTGACACAAGAATGGCAGCATACTTAATCAGCATCAGATACAGAGACGTCAGGATCAGGAATGGACATTTCAACTATCAGACAGGAAAAGAGGGAATTATATTCAATCCGGACGATACAATGCAGCATACGCTCACATGGAATGAGCTGGCGGAAGAACTGGTGAAAAGATTCGGGAAGAAACAGAAACCGGTGAAAATGGTGTCCATAGACGCACCAGAGAAGCCAGAAAAGAATAATTCATCAGCGAATAGACCAGTAGAACCGGAAAAGAGCTGCTTTTCGGCAACAGAAGAACCGGACAATAAGCAGCAGGAACATATTGTTGAAGATAACAAAACGTCTGAAAACGATTTTGTTGAAGCCAACAAGATCGCGGAGTGTTCCAGCGACACATTACCGGAAATGAAAAATAACGATCAGCGTAAGGCGTGGCTCAGAGCCTACAAAGACTGGGGGCTCTGGTATGAGGATAAAAACATAGGCGTCAAATATTATAAATACGATTTCCAGAACGGAGCACGACTGATCGTGGAAGAGTATGCACCGGATCCAGGAGAACAAAAAAGCTGGTGGGTGTCAAGAATGACAGAGACATATTACATGCACCTAGTAGGCGGACCTGAACCGGATCGAGCTGGCGGAGTGCCAAAATGGACATATCATGCACGCTATGATAAATTTCCAAACTCAGAAACCGAATTGTGTGAGTTCTTAAAAGGCTTACAGAAGTAGCAGGAGGAATAAAAGATGCAGGAAAAGGCGCTTGTTGCTCACTTAGAGTTACATAAAAAAGTAGTAAAAAACGCCTGGATACTCAGTTACGAGGGCCGCAAGGTCCTTGTGATTGAATTTCAGGAGACTGTCACAGAAGATAAAAGCATTGCGTATATCTTCGCCCTGGCTAAAAGCCTGGTATCAGGAAAAGGTAGCGAAACACTCAGCCCGGAGCTGATGAAGATGGTAAAAGGAACCTATGTCCGGATTCTGGACGAAGAAATGAAGAGGCTTATTGATAATGGAATTAAAATGGAGGGATAGAAAATGGAGAAGACTTGCAAAACCTGTAAAGAAAATGATTGTGGTCTTTGCGATCGCACCGGCCGCCTGGTAGAGGACGACGATCAGTGCGAAAAATGGGTGAGTAACCAGACAGACTGGAGAACTAGAATGATGCAAACATTCCTTGCCGGACATTAAGGAGGGCAAAATGGTCAAGAAACTGTATGAGGTAAGAAATAGATCTGGTGATCTGATTCTGGAGAATGTAACAAGCGGAGAGATCAAGGAAGAACTACATTGTACAACTGCTCAGATAAACAACGCAAGAGCCTCCGGGGATCGTATTTTCGGAGAGTACAAGGTAGAAGAGATTGACAGAAAGTTGAGTAGAAAGACGGATTTTGAACTATTGTTAGAATTTGAGTTCGTCTGTGATCGGCTGCTGAGCAACGAGAAAGGAAAGAAATGAATAAGAGACAAAAAAAGAAATTATTCAAACAGGTCACCGGAAAAAATCCACCGAAGAAAATGAAGTATTCCGGGAAAAGCTATCACCGGGCAATAAACAAGCCGTGGGGAGGAAAGAAAACGACAGTAAACTACTCCTGGGACTGCGAGAAGCTGAAAGAAATTGTAACACAATTCACAAAAGCATGGGCCGGTAACAGGGTAACGATAAAAAAGGCAGCGGATGCACTGATAAAACTGTTTGCAGGCATAGGAATCAACATTTCCGAAGTTCCGGAAAGTTCATACGCAGTAAATACGAGAAATGTGGTAAATACAACAAAAACATTGACAGCACACCGCAGAAAAAGAGGTGAATGGAATTGAACTATGCAACAGCAGAGGCGGAGGACAACAGAGAGAAGATCCTGAAATTCATTGTTAAATACATAAAGCGGCACTGTTATCCACCGGCTACTTATGAGATTGCGGCAGATACAGGACTGTCAAAAGCAACAGTTAGACGACATATAGCAATGTTGCTGGAGGATCGCATCCTTGAGACAGAACATCCGGGAGATTCAAGAGCGTATCGCATCAAAGATACAAAAATAGTAATGGTAAAGGAGAAAAAGACAAATGGAAATGATAATTCAAAATGAAACCGGTAATTTTACACTGCATGTACGGATCTCAGACTCGAAAGAATATGATTTTCTCAAGGATGTGACAGAGCTGGCACGAAAGTATGATTTCGAAAATGATGATTTTGAGATTGAAGATCCGGAAAAGGAAACAGATCAGGTACCGGAGACAACGATTAGCGAAGCTGCAGAAGAATACAAAGGATTTTTACATATTCGTTGCGAAGAATGTGGAGAGACAATCTCGTACAACGCAAAAGAGCCAGAGACACAGCACAAATGTAAGAAATGCGGACACGTAACACAGCTTAGAGCTTTAAAACCAATGTATGCAGAGTGCAAAGCCTGCGGAAGTTCATGGAAGTACATGACAAACAGAAACACTGCAGAACTGACGCAGGAATGCTTACAGTGTGGAAATTTGATCGACATGGAAATGAACTCACGCCGCACAGCGTATGTAACAAAAACGAAACGGGGGGGGGCAAGACCTCAAGGAAGTAGATTCAAAAGGAGAAAATGATGAATAAAGTAATTTTAATGGGACGTTTAACAAGAGATCCGGAAGTGCGCTACGCTTCCGGAGATAACCTGGCAATTGCCAGATATACACTTGCAGTAGACCGGAGATTCCATCGTGACGGAGAAGCAACCGCAGATTTTATCAATTGCGTAACTTTTGGACGTGCTGCGGAGTTTGCAGAGAAATATCTGCGACAGGGAACCAAAATTGCCGTTTCTGGACGCATCCAGACCGGCAGTTATACAAACCGAGATGGACATAAGGTCTATACAACAGAGGTTGTAGTTGATGAACAGGAATTTGCAGAGGGAAAGAACGCCGGATCCGGCAGCAGTCACCCACAGCCAGCTCCTGAAACAGATCCAGACGGTTTTATGAATATTCCGGAGGGAATAGAGGAAGAAATGCCGTTTTGATGAAAAGGAGAAAAACATGACGAGATTAACTAAAAGAAATGGTAGAAATATCACATATAACGAAAAACGAGAATTTATATGTTCACATTACTGCAATAACTGCTCACGTGGAACTGGTGATTGTGAAATTTTGAAAACCATGATTGAAAAACTTGCTGATTACGAAGACGCGGAGGAAATGAAAGAAAATGGAAGCTAAAGAGGTAAAAGTGATTGCAAACCAGAAGAGACAGACAAACTGCTTGAAAGATTATCATGCAAATTATAAGAAAAAGCTGGAGGAACACAGAAATGCAGTCATTTCCGAAGCAGAAAAAGAAAAAACGGACTAAGAAGAAAGAATCAGAGAGACCAAGCATCCTGCACAGCAGAGAAAGCGGCACTTGCTATCTCTGTATGAAGCTGCATAATGATTACAGACGACATCCAGTTCTCCAGGAACATCACATTTTCGGAGGGTGTCCGAATCGGACACATTCAGGACACTATGGACTGAAAGTATATCTCTGCAATGTGCATCACCTGGCAGGGACAGGACCGGAGGCAGTACATTCAAACCAAAAGGTCATGGATATGCTGCATGAAGAGGGACAGAGAGCTTTTGAGGACCGGTTCGGCAGCAGGGAAGAGTTTATGAAGATATTCGGAAAAAATTTTATCATGGAGGACCACAAACATGATGGACATTAACGACGTTAAGAAATTAATTGACAATGTGGCACAGAAGCCATTCCTATGCAGTAATACAGAGATTACGACAGACAACGGCTATGTGATTACCACAAAAGAGCATTATGAAAAATTGCGAAAACACCGTTTGTGTCGAGCGAGAGGAAGAGAAGCTATATTTCACCGATGGACAGAACTTGCAACAGTTGTTGAACCGTCGCCGCTGGTGGGTGGACATCCAGGAGGACAAACAAATATTACACTTGCAATTGTGGAATATAAAAACGGAAAAGTAGAACAGGTATATCCGGGAGAAATAAAATTCATGGACACACAAGAGTACTGGCCAGATCAAGAGAAATAATTAGTTTTAAGGAGGGCAGACATGCCAAACGTGAGACCGCTGAACAGAAAGAAATACAATATATCGAAAAGAGCTTTTCAGACCGCATACAACTATTGCTTGCAGTATACAGAGTGGAAAGAGGAACTGGCCGTAAAGAGAGACACAAGAGCCGGACAGAATCTGACTGGACAGCCGGGATCACATAACTGTTCTGACTCAACTGCTGACGCAGCCATGGAAGCGGCCGAGATCACACGCAAGATAAAGAAGATTGAAGACGCAGCCATGGAAGCAGTGGGAAAAGAAAAAGAGCTGTATCCATATCTGCTGTATTATGTGACAACAGAATACTGCACATTTCAGACCATGAAAGCCAGAGGCATTCCATGCGAGAGATCATACTTCTATGAAATGCGCAGAAGGTTTTACAGCATCATAGCAAGGAGGATTAAATGATAGAATGCGATAAATGCAAAGCCCAGATGGAGCAGACCGTAAAGGAAGAACATATACCAGAGACAGAGTTGGACATCCAATACATTCAGTGTGAACAGTGCGGAAAGAAGTATATTGTACTGTTGAAGGATAACAAGACGAAAGGAATGCTGATACGGATCAGGAACATGCAGGCAAGGTACAGACGTATGTTCAGGAAAAAGAACATTGCGGAAGTAGAAGCATACAGAAAGAGTATGGAGAACTTCCAGAAAGCAATACAGAAGTACCAGGCACAGCTGAGAAACAATAACAAAGACAAGATAAAGGAGTATCTGTAATGCGGTACTCGAAGGACAAAATAAATGATATATTGATAACGTGGTATTCAGGAAAGCCACAGAATAATCGTTCCCCGCGAGAGAGGGCTTGCTATATGCAGGTCCTCTTTTGAGTTAGGAGGAATATGACGCAACAGGAAACAGAGTTCGTGCGCTGGTGCGTAGCGAACGACATACACAGGTTCTATGTGTGGACCAGGTGGAAGCAGGTCAGGCAGCAGGTGTTGAAGATGGATCACAATGAATGCCAGAGGTGCAGAGAACATCACAGATACACAGCAGCCACGACAGTACACCATGTAAACTACGTGAAGAGACATCCTGAGATGGCTCTGGACATATGGTATGAGTGGCATGGAGTGAAGAAAAGAAACCTTATAAGCCTTTGCCATGAGTGCCATGAAGCAGTGCATGGTTACAGAAAACCACAGAAGCAGGAACCGCTGACAAAGGAACGCTGGGACTGATACCCCCGGTCGAAAAATTTGCGATTTTTGGCGGCCGGCCGGAGACCGGTGGGTGGCCTCGACAAATCTGCGAAAGGTCGCACATGATGAAAAAATAAAAAAATAGGGGTGAAAAAATGGCCGAAAAAAAAGCGGATATATTAGAAAGCTTAAAAGAGCAGCTGAGAAAAAAACAGGCAGATATTTCCGTCTTCAAAGACCTTTTGGACGACTATATGACCCTCTATGATGTCAAAAAGAAGCTAAAAACAGATATAAAAAAGCGCGGCGTGACCTTTGAGACCACATCCGCAAGCGGGAAGGCAACGATTGTAAAACAGAACCAGTCGGTAAAAGATCTGGTTGCTGTCAACAAACAGATGCTGATGATTCTGGACAAGCTGGAGTTGACAACGAAAGAAACAATAAAGGGGGATGATGATGACGAATTGTGATACACGCATAGAGGAGTTCATGGAGGCCGTAGAGTCTGAGAAAATCAGAGCTTCCAGGGAAGTCAAAGCACTGGTATCACACGTCAGAAGTTGTTTCAAAAACGAAGACATATACACAGACAGCGAACAGCTGACGAAATATATCGGGATTGCAAAATATTTCCCGTTTGAAAAGTTATTTCCCTGGCAGATTTTTGTCGTGGGACTGCACGATTGCACATACTGGAGGGTATCGAAGACTCCGCGCTGGCCAGATCTTTTCTGTATGCTTGGAAGGGGCGCAGGAAAGGACGGAACAATAGCGTGGGAATCTGCCTGCCTGGTAAGTCCGTACAACGGAATCAGGGCGTATGATGTGGACATTTGTGCAAATAACGAAGATCAGGCACTAAGACCCGTCAAAGACGTGGTGGAAGCTCTTGAAACGCCTGAACACACGAAAAAATTAAAAAAATTTTATTACTGGACATCCGAGAAGGTAGTAGGAACAGAAACGAAATCAACGATTCTGGGACGTACAAATAACCCGTCCGGAAAAGACGGAATGCGCTCCGGCATGGTGGTGTTTAACGAGATTCACCAGTACCAAGATTACAAAAACATTGAAGTGTTTACAACCGGACTTGGAAAGAAACCACATCCACGCCGGTCCTACTACACCACACAGGGAGATATAAGAGAAGGACCGCTTGACGATATGCTTGGAACTGCAACAGACATTCTTTTTGATGATCTTCCGGATAATGGTATGCTGCCATTTATCTGCAGACTGGACAGTAAAGAAGAAGTATACGACGAAAAGAACTGGGAAAAAGCAAACCCGTCCTTGCCATATCTCCCGACATTAATGGGAGAAATGCGAAAAGAGTACAACGACTGGTTAGCGCATCCGGAACGTCTCACTGCATTTATGACAAAGAGAATGAACATCCCAAGCGGATCCACAGACATAAAAGTATGTTCTTACGAGAAAATAAAGCTCACGAACAGAGAAATACCGGATCTGTCAGGATGGACATGTACCTGCGGAATTGACTTCTCGAAGATTACGGACCTTGTTTCCGTAAATCTGCATTTCAGGGATGAAAATATCCGGTACGACATTAACCATTCATGGTTATGTAGCCAGTCAAAAGATATTCCAAGGATAAAAGCTCCTCTGGAAGAGTGGAGACGGAGAGGATTGCTGACAATGGTGGATGATGTGGAGATACATCCGGAGATCATCACTGATTATATTCAGGCAGCAATGATGAAATATTGCATAAAAGGAATTGCGATTGATGATTTCCGCTATGCTCTGCTGGCAGCAGCACTCAGGGAAATCGGATTCGACGCAAAAGTATATAAAAATTTAAAACTTGTACGTCCCTCAGACATAATGAGGGTTACAACGGTAATAGACAGTTGCTTTGCAAATGACAATTTTATCTGGGGAGACAATCCAGTGCTCCGTTGGGGGACGAACAATACAAAAATGATCCCATACGGGCGAAAACCGGGAAAGAAAGATGATGCAGACATAGGAAACTATGTATACGGGAAAATTGAAGCGAAAAGCAGAAAAACAGACCCGTTCATGGCACTTGTTGCATCAATGGCGATAGAGGATATGATCCCATACGCACAAACGGCAGCAGTGCCTGATATTGGAGTAATGACTTACTGAAAGGGGGTGAGAAAGGTTGGGATTTTCATTCAGGAATCTGATACGGGGAAAGCCAGAACCAGAGCAGCCAGAACCAGAGCAGTCAGTTGAAAATGTGTCTCGAATTGAGATTGCAGACAATCCGATCGAGAGCATAATGACAGAAATTTATCTGAGGGAATTGGCTTTTCAGAGAGCGATTCAGATTCTTGCAAAGATGTTAGGAAAATGCGAGATTCGTACATTCCTGAATGGTGACGAAATATTCCGTGACGAATATTACACTTGGAACTACGAACCAAACAGAAACCAGAATAAACAGCAGTTTTTTGACAAACTGATCGAAAAAATGTTCAGAAATGGAGAGGCGTTGGTTGTTGCTGGAATAGATGGACAGCTCTATGTGGCAGATTCGTTCTGTACAACCAGAAGCGCACTGTACGGGAACACGTATAGCCAGGTGCAGATTGATGATTACATTTTTCAGAGAACGTTTAGATCCACAGATGTTCTGTATCTGAAACCGAACTGGAAAAATGTAAATACGATTCTACATGGGTTATATGGATCCTATGCGAAGCTGATCCAGTACGGAACCAAGACTTTTATGCAGTCGCATGGCTCAAAAGGAACTCTGGACATATCAGCCGTAGCCCAGAACGCAAAAAACTTTGATGATACTCTTAAAAAATTGCTAAATGATTATTTTAAGACGTTTTTTGAAAGCGAAAATGCAGTTCTGCCACTGTTCGAAGGGTATACATTCACAGAAACGAACAGATCAAAGAATTACAATGAAACAACAACAAGAGACATAAAAGCACTGTATGATGATGTATTCGACTTTACAGCGAGGGCAATAGGAATCCCTCCGTCAATCCTGAAAGGGGACGTGCAGGACAACAGCAAGGCAATAGACGAACTACTGACTGTTGCACTGGATCCATTAGCCGGATCCTTAGAAAGCGAAATTAACCGCAAAAAATACGGAAAAGCCGTATTGAAGGGCAGCCGCTGCATGGTAGACACGTCACACGTTAAGCATGTTGACATATTCAGCAATGCGACGCAGATTGACAAGCTGGTACAGTCTGGAACGCATACGATCAACATGATCCTGCGCGCAATGGGACAGCCGCAGATTAATGAGGAATGGGCGAACCAGCATTTTATTACAAAGAATTACAGCACAGTACAGGATTTATTGAACAGCCTGGAAGGAGGTGGAGAAAATGGCGGGAATGGAAAAAACACAGAATAAAACAAATTACTGTTTTAAGCAGGCAGCAGATCCGGCGGTACATTTGCTATACATCTATGATGATGTATCAGCGTATGGAGAATTTGACTGGAAAACATGGTCATATACCGAAAGCGAGACATCTGCGAAGTATTTCCGCGATCAGCTGGCGGCAATCCCGGAAGACCATACGATTGAATTACATATCAATTCAAATGGCGGATCTGTAAAAGAGGGAGTAACGATCTACAACCTTTTGAAGCAGTCCGGAAGCCATGTAAAAGGAATCGTTGATGGAGTGGCGTATTCCGTAGCTTTTGTGATTTTACAGGCATGTGATGAAAGAATCATGGGCGTAGGAACAACAGCACTGATTCATGAACCATGGGTTACTGCATCCGGAAACGCAAGAGAACTGAGAAAGACAGCGGATGATCTGGACGTACTTACGGCAAGCAACCGGAAGATCTTCCTTGAGCGTTCAAATCTGGAAGAACAGCAGCTTGCAGATATGATGGAGGCAGAAACCTTCCTGACTCCGGATGATTGCCTGGAATATGGCCTGATCGACAAGGTAGAGGATTACGGACACGCGCCAGAGGGAGACACGACAAAAGAAGGAATGCAGAAACGTCTCCAGGAAGTTATGCAGCACATGAAAGATACGAAGTCTTTCAGAGAGCAGCTGGAACTTATGCAGAAAGGACAGAAACCCGAACCGGGAAAGAAACCGAAAGAACCAGAGAAACACACACTGCAGGGATTTCTGCAGGGATTCAAAAAAGGAGAGTAAAATGAAAAATAAAGATTTTGCCGCATTAAAGAGAACGGAAATCCTCAACAGAATGAACTCAGCTGTTGCGGAGAATGATTCAGAAGCGTTTTCAAAAGCATATCTGGAATTATGCCAGGACATTGAGGAGAACGTGCTTGAACAGGCGAAAGAGCTTGTAAATCAGAGCGACATGAACGTACTTGCACAGAGAGGCGTGCGTCAGCTCACAAGCGCAGAAAGAGAATATTATGAGAAAGTAATTGACGCAATGAAATCTTCGGATCCAAAGCAGGCCCTCAACAATATTGAGACTGTTTTCCCGGAGACAATCATTGATTCTGTCTTTGAAGAACTGACAACAAATCATCCGCTGCTGTCAAAATTAAATGCAACAACTGTAACCGGTCTCACAAGAATGATGTTAAACACAAACGGAGAGCAGAAAGCAGCATGGGGCAAACTCAGCAGCAAGATCATTGAAGAACTGACATCCGGATTCAAAGAAGTAGACGTAACTCAGGATAAACTGAGCGCATTTCTGCCAGTTTCAAAAGCTATGCTTGACTTAGGCCCTGCATGGTTAGATAACTACGTGCGTCAGGTGCTCACAGAAGCTCTTGCAAATGGGCTTGAGTACGGAATCGTAAATGGTACCGGAAAAGACATGCCAATCGGAATGGCGCGTCAGGTAGGAGACGGAGTGAACGTTGTGTCTGGAGAATATCCGGAAAAAGAGACTATCAAAATGACAGCTCTTGATATGATCCAGCTTGGAAATGTTACATCTATCATGGCAAGAAACAGCAAAGGCCAGGCGAGGACAGTAGATAACCTGATTATGATTGTAAATCCGGTGGATTACTGGAAGCGAATCCTTCCGGCAACACGCGCAATGTCTCCGGACGGCGTATATGTTTCAACACTTCCGATTCCTCTGGAAATCATCCAGTCGGCAGCAGTTACAGAAGGAACTGCAGTATACGGAATGGCCGGAAAGTATTTCCTTGGCGTAGGAATGTCCAAAAACGGAAAGATTGAGTATTCAGATGAATACAGATTCCTGGAAGATGAAAGAGTATATCTTATCAAGTTATATGCTCACGGATTCGCACTGGACAACAATGCTTTTGTCGTTCTTGACATTACAGATCTGCATCCGGTTCGCTTCGAGGTTGTAAGCAAACAGGAGGAGCATGTAGATAATGCACTGCTGTCTGATCTGAGAATTGGAGGATTAACTCTCTCACCGAAATTTGACAGCGACACAAACACATACACAGCAAAAACAACAACTGCAACAAACACAATCACAGCGTTCCCGAAATCAGGAACAGCAGCGATTGAAATTACTGCAGGATCCAGTAAAGTAACAAACGGCGGAAAGATCACATGGAACACTGGAGCCAACACCGTAACTGTTAAAGTTACAGACGGAGAACAGACAAAGACATACACCGTAACTGTAACAAAGGAGTGATAAAATGAGTGCTATGTCAGAAAATGATTTATCAAAACTTCTGGAGGATGTCAGAAACTATCTGGACATCACCTGGGACGATCCAAAAGGAGATGAAAAGCTCCAAGGAATGATAAAAAGAGGCATGGCATCATTAGCCGGAAAAATAGGGGAGTGCGATTTCCTGGGGGATACTCAGGAAAGGACACTCCTTTTTCAGCTTGTAATGTATGAGTATTCTGGAGAACTGCAGCAGTTTTGGGAAAACTACAAAAGTGAGGTTATTGGACTGCAGATAGCAAAGAAGGTGGAAGAATATGCCAAGAGCCAGGCGTAAACAGTTTGAAACGTTTACAGATGGGATACTCAGTATCTGCAAAACAGAAGACAGGGTGATTGTAGATACCAAGCTCAAAGACATTCGTTTCGGAAATCGCACAATCGGAGAGAGACGATATTTTGACGCACAGACAGCAGGAAATAAAATAACAAAATTGTTAAGTATTCCGGCAGCAGTGCTGAACAGGGAAGATATTGAAGTTCTTGACATTGTTATCATTGATTCACAAAGCGGCTGGCTCTGGGATCCATTCGATTTTGAGAGAGATGAGATTATCAATGAACATAATCCGGCAATGTACAAAATAGTGCAGATTCAGGAGAAATTTGACGCTGCACCACCTGCAATATATCTGTCACTGGAAAAAATCGTACAGTTGTATAAAGACAGGAGGGGCGACAATGGCGGATAGTATCAGAATTGATGATCTGGCAGCAGAAATAAATCGCCTTGTTGAAGACTATGGAAAACAATGCACTGAGACAACGAAGGAATGCGTAAATAATGTTGCAAAAAAGACAGTATCAAAGCTAAAACAGACATCCCCGGTAAATACCGGAAAGTATAAAAAAGGATGGAAGAAAACTGTTGTGAAAGAAAATTCTACAAGTTTAGTTATTGCGATCCACGATAAAAAATACTCCCTGGTGCATTTGCTTGAAAAAGGACACCAGAAAAGAGGGGGCGGAAGGGTAGCTGCAATCAAACATGTAGAACCTGCAGAACAGGCAGCAATAGCAGAGCTGGAAAGGGAGATCACGTCAAGGCTATGATGTCAGTTGAAAATATCAAAGAAATGTTGAATGAAATCGGCTTGCCATATGAATACGATCATTTTTCAACTCATAACTGGATAGAGCCGCCCTTTATCGTATGGAGGATTCCGGAAAGTGATAATTTTCATGCGGACGGAATTACATACGCAAAAATCGACGTTCTGAATATCGAATTGTATTCAGACGAAAAGGACTGGAACAATGAAAAGAAGATAGAGGACATCCTGGATAAGTATGGAATCACATACGATAAGACGGGAGAATATCTTGACTCAGAAAAAATGTACGAAGTTTTATACGAAATGGAGGTATAAAGATGGGCAAAAAAGATAACAAAGTTAAGTACAATCTTAAAAACGCACATTACGCATTACAGAACGAAGGAGAAGATGGAACAATTACTTTTGAAGTCCCGAAAGCGATTCCGGGATCTGTATCCATATCACTTGACGCAAATGGAGATATTTCACCGTTCTATGCAGACGGAATCCAGTATTATGTGTCAGCTGCAAACAACGGATATGAAGGAGATGCAGAATTTGCATTAATTCCGGATTCTTTCAGACAGGATGTCCTGAAAGAAAAGAAGGACGAAAAAGGTGTGCTGCATGAAATCAGTGATTCTACGGATACACAGAAATTTGCACTTCTGTTTGAATTTGATGGAGATCAGAAAGGAATTAGACGAGTTCTCTATAACTGCACAGCTACCAGACCGTCAATCGAATCCGAGACGAAAGAAGATAGTATTGAACCTGGCACAGAAACAATTACGATCAGCAATGCTCCACTTCCGAACGGACGGGTAAAAGCTCAGACAACGGTAGACACAGACGACACTGTATACAGCGGATGGTATAAGACAGTGTACTATCCAGAAACAATCACAGAAGCAACGCAGGCTGTTAATGTAGATAAAAAAGCCGCAGGAGAATAAGGATGCTGACAAAAACAATTAAAATTGATGATAAAGAGGTGCTTTTTGCCGCTTCTGCTGCAATTCCGAGAATTTATCGGATTCAGTTCCGGAGAGATATTTTTCAGGACATGGCAAAAATTGAAAAGTCCGTAAAAAAATCACAGGATAAGCAGACTGAAACGAAGGTGTCCGAGTCGGACATCCCTATCGAGGATTTAGAGATGTTCGAAAACGTCGCATTCGTAATGGCAAAACACGCAGCACAGAAAAAGGGACAGGATTTCCCGGAAGATGTATACGACTGGTTAGATCAGTTTGATACATTTTCAATTTATACAATTTTCCCGGAGATTGTAAAACTCTGGAACCTGAACCAGCAGACACAGGCAGAAGCAAAAAAAAACTTCGACCAAGTAGCCGGGAAATGACGACACCTCTATTCCTTCTCAGGTGCGCGCAAGTTGGAATAAGTATCCAGGATTTAGACCTTCTGACAGTAGGTCTTGTCCTGGATATTTTTACGGAAAAAAATAACGACGACTATAAATGGCCGAAAATGGCAACTCAGGAGGATATGGATAAATTCTAAACGGAGGTGATAATTTTTGTCCAAAGGCCGCGACATAAGGGGACTTACGATTGAAATTGGCGGCGATACCACAGGACTACAAAATTCACTTAAAAATGTAAATTCACAGATAAAGACCACACAGGCACAGCTGAAAGATATAAACAATCTGCTGAAACTGGATCCTACGAATGTGGAATTATTACAGCAGAAACAGAAAGCACTTGCTGACGAAATCGAAAGCACGAAAGAAAAGCTGGAAACCTTAAAGACTGCAGAGCAGCAGGCGCAGCAGCAGTTCGCAGAGGGAAAAATCTCCCAGGAACAGTATGACGCTCTGAAAAGAGAAATCATTGCAACCGAGGAGAGTTTGAAGTCTCTGGAAAATGAAGCGAAGAATGCACCTACTCAGATGCAGCAGTCGCTTGATGGTCTGAATGCAAAAATAAATACTACACAGACAGAACTCAAAGAAATTGATAAGCTGCTGAAACTGGATCCTACGAATACGGAACTGTTGCAGCAGAAACAGAGAGCACTGTCTGATGAAATCGGAAACACAAAGGAAAAGCTGGAACTTCTGAAAAACGAAGAAGGGGAAGTACAGCAGAAATTCCAGGAGGGAAAAGTATCCCAGGAACAATATGAAGCCCTGAAAAGGACAATCATAGAAACGGAACAGAGCCTGCAATCACTTGAGAATGAAGTTGGATCAGGATCTGCAAAACTGGCCGAGATTTCTGAAACATCCGGGAAAATAGGGGAGTCGCTAACATCTGCCGGAGAAAAAATGCTTCCGGTTACGGCAGCAGTGACAGGACTTGGAACAGCAGCAGTAAAGACTGCGGCAGATTTTGACAGCTCTATGTCCAATGTGGCCGCAATATCCGGATCATCTGCGGAAGACATGGATAAGTTGCGAGAGCGCGCAAGAGAGATGGGAGCACAGACAAAATTCTCTGCAAAAGAAGCCGGAGACGCAATGGGATACATGGCAATGGCCGGATGGGACGCACAGCAGATGTACGACGGCCTCCCTGGTATAATGAACCTTGCGGCAGCATCTGGAGAAGACCTTGCAACTACGTCAGATATTGTTACAGACGCGCTCACAGCCTTCGGAATGGAGGCAGAAGATAGTTCTCATTTTGCGGATGTATTGGCACAGGCGTCATCCAGCGCTAATACGAACGTTGGAATGATGGGAGAAACATTCAAGTATATTGCACCGGTAGCAGGTGCGCTTGGATATAGCGCAGAAGATGCAGCAGTCGCTATCGGCCTTATGGCGAACAGCGGAATCAAAGCGTCGTCAGCCGGAACACAGTTGAGATCATCCCTGACAAACATGATAAAACCGTCAAAAGATGTTGGAGACGCAATGGAAAAGTGGGGATTCTACGCAACAGAAGCCGCAACCGCCGTAGATCAGGCAAAAGTTGATAAGCAAATGCTCAGGGTGCAGAAAGCATCACTTGCAGCGGATAAAGCACAGCAGGCATACAATGATGCGGTGTCAAAATACGGAGCTGAGTCAACAGAAGCTTCAAATGCTGCAGCAACGTTGGAAATAAAGCAGACGGAGCTTGCAAGTGCAAACGAAACCCTGACACAGTTGCAGGAAGGAACCACGCAAAACGTAAGACTGTACAACAAGGCTTTACAGAACGAAGATGGCAGCATGAAATCTCTCAAAGAAACCATGGATTTCTTGAGAGAAGCAATGGGAAATATGTCAAAAGCAGAACAGACACAGGCCGCAACAGCTATTTTCGGGAAAGAAGCCATGTCCGGAATGTTGGCCATCATCAACGCATCAGATGCAGATTACGAAAAGCTAATCAAGAACATTGATAATTGCGACGGAGCCGCGGAGAATATGGCTGAAACCATGCAGGATAATCTTTCTGGACAGCTTACAACTTTGCAGAGTGCCTTGCAGGAGTTGGCAATAGCCTTCGGAGAAATCCTGATGCCATATATCAGAAAAGCGGCAGAGGTTATTCAAGGGTTTGTTGAAAAGCTCAATGGAATGAGCGAAGGACAGAAGAAAGTAGTTGCCACAATTGCACTGATAGTCGCCGCGATTGGTCCGTTGCTGATAATGGTTGGAAAAGTTGCAACCGGAATATCTGCAATTACAGGACTGTTTTCTAAGATGAAAACTTTAACAACAATAACGAGTATTATTGGAAAACTAAAAGGTGCTTTTACCGCACTGTTTGGAGTAATAGCCGCAAACCCGGTTATTGCTGTCATAGCCGCGATTGTGGCAGCTCTGGTATTGCTGTACACAAAATGCGAATGGTTCCGTGACGGTGTAAATGCTGTTGTACAAAAGATAGCATCATTTTTCACCGAGACAATACCGCAGGCATGGAGCACATTAATGGAATTTCTCTCAGGAGTTCCGGAATGGTGGTCCGGGATCTGGCAGCAGGTATCGGATTTCTTTGTAGGAATCTGGAATGGGATCATAACATTCTTTACGGTAACAATACCGCAAGCCTGGGATAGTGTTACTACATTCTTTGCAGGCATTCCGGCGTGGTGGTCTGGAATCTGGCAGCAGGTATCAGATTTTTTTACGAACATCTGGACAACCATGATGCAGAATCCGGTTATATCCGGAGTCGTAACAACGATCACAACATTGTGGCAGAATGCAGTCACTACACTGCAGGGAATCTGGCAAGGTCTTGTCACTATTGCGCAGGGCGCCTGGGAGTTGCTGAAAAATACAATTCTCGCGCCGGTCATTTTACTGATCGACCTGGTAACAGGAAACTTCGAGAAGTTAAAAACAGACGCAACAAACATCTGGACAAACATCCAGAACGCTGCAAAGACAATATGGACCGGTATCAAGCAGGTAATTTCAACACTTGCGCAGGGACTTGTTACTGCAGTAACAACGATGTTCACAGGATTCAAGAACACCTTATCACGGATCTGGACCGCTGCATCTCAGGCAGCGTCAAAAGCCTGGACATCAATCAAAAATTTTGTTGTAAACGCGGCAGGAAATTTGAAAGAGAGAGCATCAGACTCAATTCAGACTCTGAAAGAGAATGCGTCAGAATACTGGGACAATATCAGGTCAAACACTTCGGAAACCTGGCAGAATGTCAAGGAAACCGTTATAGACTACGCGAGAAACATGAAAGACTCAGCGGTAGAAACATTCAGAAGCGTAGTATCAGGAATATCCAGCGCACTGTCTGGCGTGTATTCAGCAGTCGTGAATGGATTCTCCGGAGCAATCGGTTACATTACAAGCCTGCCAGGACAGGCGATCAGATGGGGGCAGGATTTCGTGAACGGAATCGCAAACGGGATCCGCAGCTGCATAGGAAATGTCACATCTGCAGTATCAAGTGTAGCCAACACAATCAGATCGTGGCTGCATTTCTCAAGACCGGATGAGGGTCCGCTACATTACTATGAAGAATGGATGCCGGACTTTATGAAAGGTCTTGCGACAGGAATTGAAAAGAGCCAGGGACTTGTTGCCGACGCAATGAAAGATGTTCAGATGGATATGCAGTTAGATACAAGTTCAATGAAACCAGCTAATAACCTGAACAAAACAGATATAACCGGAATAACCGGAATGTTGGCACAGCTGATCCAGGTAATGAGCGCAGGACAGGAGATCTATTTTGACAACAGAGAATGGGCTGGAAAACTTGCACCTGCAATCAATAATGAACTTGGAAGAATAGCAAAGGAGGCAGCTTACAGATGAATAATGTATTGACAATAAAAGCAACAATCACTGTTGAAAACTCTGGGAAAGTCATAGATACATTAGCAGACTGGGGCTGCGCAATTGGCAATAATGATTATATCGGGGAACCAGAGGTAGAGACGTATTTCATTGACGTCCCAGGAGCTGACGGTTTTCTGGATGGATCAGAAGCAATCACCGGCAGACCAGTATATAAATCAAGGGAAATTGATATTCTGTTCGGAGGTAAGAAGCCACGCGAAGACTGGGACAGTTTTATTTCGAATATTCGAAACAGACTGCATGGTAAAAACATAAGGATAACATTTTCAAACGATCCAGCATATTACTGGACCGGAAGAGCGTACATAACAGATTTTGACCGGTCAAGAGAGATCGGTCAATTTCATTTAAGCGTTCCGAAAGCAGATCCTTATAAATATTCGCTTGCTGACTCAACGGAGGAATGGCTCTGGGATCCGTTTGACTTCGAGACCGGAGTGATAGATCAGGGAGCCGGGATCACAATATCTGGATCGGGATCATATACAGTATATTCTGGAGATGTAGCAATCGTTCCGGTACTGAATGTAAAAAGTATTGGATCAACAGGACTAAAGGTGACAGCGTGCGGAGAAACCTACACTCTGACACTGGGGAGAAATCGCTTTCCAGATATTGTTGTATACGGATCTGACGTAACACTTGAATTTGCCGGATCAGGAACACTGGACATTGTTTACAGGAGGGGATCATTGTAATGTACAAAATTAAATTAGATGGCAAGATCCTGTATTATCCAGGAGACCGGGAGGCAGCAGTTATTAATCCGGAGCTGGACCTGCAGACAGGATATGCAGGAGAGTTAACCCTGAAAGTACCGGCTTTAAATCCTCTGTACAATGATATTCATAACAGAAAAAGCATGATTTCAGTGTACAGAGATAAAACAGAAATCTTTTACGGAGAAGTCCGCACAAGAGAAAAAGACCGGTTTAAAAATCAACCGATTAAAGCAACCGGAGCGTTGTCGTTCCTGGCAGATACGATTCTGCCGCAGCAGGAATGGCACGACATGTCGCCCAGGGAAATGTTAGACGCGTGGCTACAGCTGCACAATAATCAGGCTGAGGACAGAAAGAAAATCTATATCGGGGTTGTTACGATCCATGACAGCAATGACTCTCTGTGCAGGATAACTGACAGAGAAAACACCCTTGAAGCGATCAGGGAGAAACTGGTTGATCGCCTGGGCGGATACCTGAGACTCAGACACGAAGAAGACAAGCTATACCTTGACTGGATAAATATACAGGAATACGGCAAGTATTGCGAACAACCAATTCAATTCGGAGAGAACCTACTTGATTACTCAGAGACAATGACTGCCGACGATGTTATCACAGCTCTGATCCCGCTGGGGGCAGCAATCGAACAGGAAACAGACGAAAACGCATCCGAATTTGAACGCCTTGAAAAGAATGTGGACATTACATCCGTAAACGACGGAAAAGACTACATATACAGCAAAGAGGCGGTAGAAAGTTTCGGATGGGTGTGGAAAACAGAGAAGTGGGACGATGTAGCAACGCCAGCGAACCTCCTGAAAAAAGCAACAGAATATCTGACGACGCAGCAGTATGAGAACCTTGTCATTTCCCTGACTGCAGTGGATTTGTCATTGTTTGGCCAGGATTATGATTCTTTTGATATAGGAGACCGTGTGCTCTGCAATGCAATTCCGTATGGAATGAAAAAAGTATTGCCGGTTATGGAAATGAAAATCCCATTGCAGCAACCAGATCAGGCACAGTTGACACTGGGAGAAAATCTGCAGCAGTCTTTCACAGATCAGACTACTGGGACATTTACTCAGATCCGGCAGGAAACAACAGAGGCTGGAAGAGTTCAAGCGTCTTGGATGAAATCCGCAATTGATAATCTTACGAAACAAATGACGGGAGCAAAAGGCGGATACAAACTCACAGAATTTGATGAAAACGGTCTCTGGCTTCGGGATCTGTACATGGATGCACCGGATAAAGACCAGGCAACAAACATACTGCAGATAAATAAAAACGGAATCGGCGGTTCTCATAATGGATATAACGGTCCGTACACGATCGGAATGACACTGGACGGTACGATCATAGGAGAGAGAATCCTTGCCGGTTCTATTAAAACAGAAGCACTTTCAACAGAGTGCAAAAACTACATTGAAACAAAAATATCGGACGGAGATTCCGCAAACAAAACAGCGATTCTGAAAGAGGTCACAACCTCCTTGAAAACCATGGACGGAAAGATAACTCTTTCTGTTTCAAGTTTGGAGCAGCAGCTGGAGAGAAAATCCGGAAACTGGTACGGAAATTACGAACCAACATCCGAAAACAATCCAGCATCCGCCTGGACAACAGACGAATTGAGGCAGGAACACGAAAGAGATCTCTTTTTCAATACCACAACCGGATATGCTTATCAGTATCAGAAAAATGACAGTAATGAGTATGGATGGGTAAGGGTAAAAGACAAGGATATTGAAGCAGCTCAGAGCACAGCAGAATCTGCACTTTCAAAAATCGAGGTCCAGGAGGGACTTATAACCGCGGAGGTGTCCAGGGCAAAAGGGGAAGAGGAAAAGCTCAGATCAGCGATCACAATGACTGAGACAAGTATTCTTTCGACGGTAGCGAAAACATATACAACGCAAGAGATGGCAAACAAGCTCTACGCAGATGCAGTCCAGGAGGGCCAGACAGCTGCAGATAATGCGGAAAAGAATGCAAAAGACGATACCGATACAAAACTGAAAAACTATTCCACAACAGTTGAAATGAATAGCGCGATCAGTCAGGCAGCAGACAGCATTACGCTGGAAGTGTCTAAAACATACGCCACAACTGGACAGCTAGAAGAAAAGTACATGGACGCGGTAAAAACCGGTCAGACGGCAGCAGACACCGCTGAAAGCAATGCCATGAAAGCCGGCCAGACTGCCGCAGATCAGGCAGAAAAGAACGCAAAAGCTGACACCGATACGAAGCTGTTGAACTATTCAACCACATTGGAGATGAACAGCGCAATTAAACAGACAGCGGACAGCATTTCTCTGGAAGTATCAAAAACATATACAACAACCGTGGAAACAGAAGAAAAATACAATGCAGCGGTAAAAGCTGGCCAGGATGCTGCAAACACCGCGGAAAGCAATGCCACAAAAGCCGGCCAGACAGCTGCAGATAATGCGGAAAAGAATGCAAAAGCCGATACAGATGAAAAGCTGAAAAGTTATTCCACAACAGAACAAATGACGGCAGCTATTAAAATGGCGACAGATAATATTACTCTTGAAGTAACTACGGTACGCCAGGCAGTGTCGGAGAAAAACGGTAATTTCTACGGGAGTAAAATACCGACAACATCAAATGAACCAGCGTCCTCCTGGACCAGCGACGATTTAAAGTCACTGCACATAGGAGATATTTACTATGATATCACAACCGGATATGCGTACAGATATACATATAAGGTTCCTGGATTAAAGATCACATTTTCATCAGACTCCAGAACGGAAAGCGTAAATTATGATTATGTAAAGATTTATTACAGTGATAACGGAACAATGAAACTTGCAGCGAAGCTGGGAGGAACTGACATTGCTGGTGCATCTGTTTTTGTTCCATCCTCAGAATTTTATGTGTACTGGCATACAGACGGTTCAAGCGATAGCTTCTACGGTTTCGCTATAGCGTCAGTTACCGGAACAACCGGAGAAACATCAGGAGCAACAATTGAGAGTTTGCCGAGTTACACTGCAACTGAACTGACAAAAGGGACATATCCAGAAAGTCCGAATCATGGAAACTACGGAAACAATATAAATCTGCTATGGAAATGCTCCGGAACAACATCAGGAAGCAAAACGGCATCCTGGGAAAGAATCCAGGATCAGGATATTAGTGTTGCAAAAGCCCAGGCAGATGCAGCACAGACAACAGCAAACACTGCAAAGAATACAGCAAACACTGCAAAGAATACAGCTGACACCGCAAAAAGTACGGCCGAAACTGCAATATCCAGGATCACAGTTGCAGAAAACTCGATCACGTCAGAGGTTTCCCGTGCGAAAGGTGCGGAAAGTACTCTCAGCTCCCGAATCACGCAGACAGAGACGGAAATAGAGTCGAAAGTATCTGCTGGAGAAATTGCATCATCAATCAACCAGACTGCACAGTCGGTAAAGATTGATGCGTCGAAAATAGATTTCAACGGAATTGTAACGGCGAACAGTTATTTTAAAATTTTGACAGATGGTTCAATGGAATGCATTAGCGGCAAAATAGGCGGATTTTGGATTGATTCAACTAGCCTGTATGCATATGCAACAGGAAACTACAAAATGGAAATAAATTCGTCTGAAAAGAAAATGAGAATATCAGACGGTTCAGTTTATCATATTTCGCACAAAGGAACAAATAGAAATACAGTAGTAATTGGAGGTGCTACTACAACAGCACTGTTTGGCGATATTGATTGCGGTGATGGTGATTTTGACAGCATCAAGACGCAATCAATAACAGCCACAACAGCATCAAGCTTCAACGCTATTTCATCATCGTCAACTATAACTGCAAGAGGAAAGATAAAGTCGAGTTCACATATCGAAGCGTCAGGACATTTCTATAACATTGGATCCGGAAATGATCTTTCGGACTTGAGTGTAAGAGGAACTAAGAAAAGAATATTTGACACAAAAGATTATGGAATGCAGGCGTTCTATTGCTACGAAATGGCGTCGCCTATTTTTGGAGACATCGGAAAAGCTACGATATCAAATGACGGAACTTGCCTGATTGACCTTGATGATATTTTCCAGGAATCCGTAAATGCAGAGATTACATATTATGTATTTCTGCAGAAAGAAAGTAACGGGGACTGCTGGGTGGAAGAAAAAGAACCGACTCATTTTGTGGTAAAAGGCACGCCAGGGTTAAAATTTAGTTTCGAGATAAAAGCAATGCAAACAAATTATGAACACATGAGATTTGCAGATGCAAGCGAAACAGCATACGACAGAGCTGTCGAGGAACTTGATTTTGATTATGCAGCGGAAGAGATAGAAATATCCGAGCCGGATTATGAAACCGAACTAGAAAATGACAGAGTAACCATCATTAATCAAATGGAGGCAGCAGCATGAAAAAAGTACTGACAAGTTTTATGAATTTATCAACCGGAGAGGGCAGCAGAATCGCATTCACCTATTCCGAAGTTGACGAAGATACCGGAAACATTATTAGCCAGAATAACAAAGGAAACTTTCTGGTGATGAACACAGAAGTACAGGGTCACTTGGATGCAATTAAAGAATATATTGCAACAGCACATTTGAAATAGGGAGGGACAAAAAATGAGCGAAGTTAGCAAAGAAACAGAAAGAAGCATGAAAGAAGATACACCAGAAGAGAAAAAGGTGTCCGATTCGGACACCTCAGAAGTACTTCCGCTTGGAGCAATCCTGGACAAGAAAACAGAAGAACTTCGGAGCGTGATATTTAAAGAAATGGTGCAGGGCGGAATCCCTGCCTCATTAATGGATTATATGCTCACATCTATTCTTGCAGAGGTAAGAGATCTTAAAGCAAAGGAATACTCAAAACGCATTATCGGTAAGGAGGAGTAAACGTGGCTGATGTAAAGAAATATACGGATCAGATCGCAAAGGCCCAGAAAGGCAGAGACGTCCGTAATTCAATCGTCAATGCGATCAATGCGGTATCAGACGAAAACAACGAATACAACCAGGTAAAATCGGATATTCTTGCGGCACAGTCTGATATTACGGAGAAAGTAAAAAAGAACGAACAGACAGAACAGAAATTTGCAGCAGATGTAAAAAAGACGGAAGAGTTAAAACAGGGACTTGATACAGACATCACCCAGGGAACGGCACTCAAGAGCCAGCTGGATGCTGCAGTTAAAACGGCAGACGCCAGTAAAAAGAACCTGGACGCATCAAACGCAACTGCAGGACAGACAGAAAACTCTCTGAACAGTTCTATTGACATTGCAAATACTTTAAACAAGGCACTTACAACAGACATCACCCAGGGAACGGATTTAAAAACTGAGTTAGAATCAGACATCACCTATGGAACAGCGCTCAAGAGCCAACTGGACACTGCAGTTAAAACAGCAGACACAAGTAAGAAGAACTTAGACGCTTCCAACACGGCAGCGGGCAAAACCAAAGCTGCCTTGGATACATCAAACACAACAGCAACCAAAACAAAAACAGATCTGGATGCAACAAATAAGACCGCAACAAGCCTGGATACATCTCTGGGAACTAAAATTACAGAGGGAACACAGCTGCAAGAAGATCTCCAGGAAACCGGAGAGACTGCGGTAAACAACATTCAGGCAGAAGCAAATAAACAGATCCAGAATATTACTGCAGCTGGCGGAGGGATTGAAAACGCATTATCAAACTTTTTTGCCCTCCGCAGGACTGGAAAAGTATATACAACGAGAATCTACAAGTATGACACTTCTACCAGTCCAACAGGCGTGAAACTGAATGACAACGAGGGACTTGTGAGAAAACCGTCCACAAATACCGTGATCGGGCAGGATGATTACAGAGAGATCGGTTTGTTTATGCACTTCCCTTGTAACTTCACTGTAGATGATAATGGTTTTATTCATATAACCGCACTGCAGGGACAACCAGATTTTAAGAAAACTGGAAAGGTGGATGTCGGAGAGGTTACAATGTCCGCTTGGGTAGGAATCACAGATAATCCGGAGTATGTAGATTATCATTACTCTGATAGTCCAAACGAAGCCCTGGGACTGGTGCCAATGGGAGAATCTGTTAATCCGGATGGTACGCTCTCCTCATTTATGGTCCATGGAAAATATGGAGCTGGAGATATTGACGGAGTGCCATATAGCTCTACAGGTTTGATTCTGGCAAACGGAAGTCAGAAAGGCGGAAAACCGATATCACACGCCGGAATGATTACATACATGAAGAAAAAGGGAAGCCGGTATGTCGGCACAACCAACTGGGATTTGTTCTACAAACAGCTTATGCTTATTATTCTGTACGCTACGATCAACAGCAGGAGCGTTATGACCGGATGCAACTCATATACATCTCAGGAGATGGCGGCAGTTGCAGAAACTGGAGTAACGAGAGTAATCCTGCCAAAAGCAAAGGCAAACAACTATATCGTTGGCTCCTATGTATCAGTTGGAGATATTGGTTCAAACACAAACAAAGACAGATATTATTCATACATGCACAACCTGGCATATGATGTCAAAGTCTTGAAGATTGAAGCGATAGACGATACGAACTCCGCAGTCTATGTGGATGCGGAACCGTTTAACACAACACTGACCACCTGCATCTCAACAATGCCGTGGCGTACCGGTTCCACTGACAGCGTACTTGGTTCTGATGGATCGCCATTCTCTAACACAGATAACAGGAATCCATTCAAGATCCAGGGCATCGAAACCGGTTATGGAGCTTACGAAGTCCTCAGCAATGTATTTATGGACATTGTTACGGACGGAGACGGAACACCAAAACGAGATGTATATATCTGCATGGATGCGTCATTACTTACAACAGACATGAACGCAGCAAAGACAAGATACAAAAAAGTGGCGGCTCAGGTAGCTTATACTGCAGCAAGTTGGAAATACATTTCAAAATGTTTTGTTGATCCTGCACTTGGAATCATGGTTCCTACGGAAACAAAAGCAGGAAGCACAACAGGCTTCTGTAATGGATTATATACGGATTCCGGTACGAGCGGACAGCGAGAGTGGTTGTCCGTTGGCGGTCTGGGCAATGGCTCGCTTTGCGGCCTCTGGATTCTGGGTGCGGACCATGGCGTTGGCGGTGCGGGCTGGGTTATCGTCTCCGGC